ATGGAAGACCCGAGCAGTCAGGATTTGTTACTGCAATTTGTATTATTAGTTGTTTTGACCTTTTTAAATGCTTTTTTCTCTGCTACAGAGATGGCTATGGTTTCTCTTAGTCGCTCACGTGTTGAACAAAAGGCTGAAGAGGGGGATAAACGCTATATCCGTTTGCTAAAGGTACTTGAAAACCCCAATCACTTTTTATCAACCATTCAAGTTGGTATCACCTTAATTACGATCTTGTCAGGGGCTAAACTAGCAGATTCACTTGGAGAGTTGATCGCCTCTTGGATGGGAAATAGCGAAACTGCCTATGCGGTAGCTAGCTTCTTATCACTAGCTTTCTTGACCTATATTTCTATTGTTTTTGGTGAGCTTTATCCTAAGCGAATTGCTCTAAATCTTAAGGATGCCTTGGCTATCAGAACAGTACCGTTTATTATTGCTCTTGGTAAGATTGTGAGTCCCTTCGTTTGGATGCTCTCAGCATCAACTAATCTCTTGAGTCAATTGACACCGATGACATTTGACGATGCAGATGAAAAAATGACTCGTGATGAGATTGAGTACATGTTGTCTAAGAGTGAAGAAACCTTGGATGCTGATGAAATCGAAATGTTACAAGGTGTTTTCTCGCTAGACGAGCTCATGGCACGTGAAGTCATGGTTCCTCGAACAGACGCCTTCATGGTTGATATTCAAGATGATACTCAGACGATTATCGAAAGCATCTTAAAACAAAACTTTTCTCGTATTCCTGTCTATGATGATGACAAGGATAACGTGATTGGTTTGATTCATACCAAGAGTTTGCTAAAAGCAGGGTTTACCGATGGTTTTGACAATATCGTGTTGAGAAAGATTTTGCAGGAACCGCTCTTTGTACCTGAAACTATTTTTGTGGATGATTTATTAAAAGAGTTGAGAAATTCCCAAAGACAGATGGCTATCCTATTGGATGAGTATGGAGGTATGGCTGGTCTAGTTACGCTAGAGGATCTCCTTGAGGAGATTGTCGGTGAGATTGATGATGAAACTGACAGAGCTGAAGTCTATGTTCATACAATTGGCGAAGATATCTATATCGTCCAAGGGACAATGAATTTAAATGACTTCAATGACTACTTTGATGTTGAACTTGAAAGTGATGATGTAGATACCATTGCGGGTTATTATTTGACCGGTGTGGGAACTATTCCAACATCAGAAAAACTTAGTTATGAGTTAGAAAGTAGCAATAAGCATATCACTCTAACCAATGATAAGGTCAAAAATGGACGTGTAACCAAGCTTAAGGTTCAAATCCAAGAACTTGAGTCAGAAGAAGAAACAGAATAAGACAAAAGCTTTATCAGTTCTGCTCTGATAAAGCTTTTCTAGTAGTTAAAAAGAAAAGACTCCTGTAGGAGCCTTTGATAATATAGAGGCGGTAGACGGATTAAATACTATTGATTTAATAGGCTCTGTGAGGGTTTCGCCCCAAATCTGCCCCAAATTTAAGCCGTTAAGAATATTTCTTTGATTTGCTCGAAGTTTTTATCCGCTAGTGCTTCCATCTGGTGTGAGTAGACCTTTAGTGTTATATCTGGACTCTCATGTCCTAGTAGCTTTGATATGGTTACAATGTCAATGCCCTTTAAAATCAAGTACGATGCGTAAGTATGCCGTAAACTATGATTTCTTACTGGACGACCTACAAGCCTTTTTATCAGCTTATTACAAGCTGAATTGGACACACCGAAGCAGACACGGTTCTTTATGTTTGCTTGCCAATATTTTTTCTTGTAAGTTTTCAACGTTTCAATCGTGGTTTTATCGATTGGCACTTTCCTTTTTGATGTTTCATTTTTCAAGCCAGCAAAATCTTGCGTCTTGGAATAATCAAAGGACTTGTTTATATCTATTATCCCATTCTGCAGGTCTATGTCGCTCCATGTTAGCCCTAGAGCCTCAGAGAAGCGCATACCAGTGACTGAAAGGAGATAGAGGGTAAAATAGGACACGTACTGTATATTCGAGCGTGTGGACGAAATTAGAGCCTTATACTCGCTTTCCTCTAAAAAGTCATTATCCTCTGACCTGGTTTCTATCTGAGATTTAACTTTGGCATCTTCAGCAAAGTTGTAACTGATCACTTGCTCCCGGACTGCCACTTTTAAAGCGCCCTTGATTTGATAGTGAAATTTCTCAAGCGTTTCCTGGGCGTATTTCTCGCCAAACTCGTTGAGTCGTTTTTGGTAATATAAGGGAGTGATATCCTTTACTTTCAAATTTCCAAAATAAGTTTCGATATGCTTCAGATTTTTGGTATAAGTATCCCATGTCTTATCCTTGACGTGCGGGCGCTTGTAAACGTCAGACCAAGTTTTTACAAAATCATAAAGCGTGACATCTTTGTCGGTCAGGATATTCTCGGACAGGCTATCCTCTATCTCCCGTGCTGCAACTTGAGCCAGTTTCTTGGTCTTAAACCCGCTTTTTGATTTCTGCTTATATTTGCCGTCTGTATCCTTGTAAGATATGCGATATTCCCACCCGTTATCTCGTTTTCTAAAGTATGCCATTTGCTTTTCACCTCATTTCTTGATAAAATGGGTATAGTAAAGAGGGCCTTTTAATGCCTTTTACTATTCTGATTGCCTCACGCTCAGAGTCGCCAAAGTTTGAGAGCGTGGGGCTTTTTGTTGTATTTTTTTATTCCAAACCATTACCAACTTTGGTAATCAATAAGAAAGTTCCGTCATCTTGTTTTGCAAATGTTAAGATAACAGTCTTGTATTTAGTACCAATCGAAGTGTAAGAGATTGTTTTGTTTTCATGATCATTAACGGTGCTCGTTGTAGTATCGCTTGGTTCACCGTGTTCTTTAACGATATCGTCATATTTAGAACCACCTGCGCCTCTATTAACGATATCACCAGTTACTAGAGCGTCGAATTGTTCCTTAGTCCAGTTAAATTTAGCGTCCTCTTCTTTTTGTGAAGACTCGATTGAGGAGCTTGCTGAACTAACTGCTTGTTCTACATCTTTACTAACTTTATCAAGCGATTTAGCATACATAGCTTGAGTAGCAATAACAATAATTATTGATACTACTGAAATAACAGTACCTATAATAGCGAGTGTCTTTGTTCTTTTTCTATTAACAAAGAGACCGATAATACCGAATACAAGGGCTATGATAGCGAATAGAAACGATATGTTATTGATAATCGGGACCCATGAACCTAGAAGAGCGATTGCTCCGAAAACAATGGCTAAAATCCCTAAAATTTTACTTTCTTGTTTCATAAGAAACCTCCTAACAGCTTTTAATGTGGTTCAGTAATTGCACATCTTTTTTAATTTTTATAAATTTCAACGACTTCCCCAATTGTACGGATGTCGTCGTTTTCTGACAAGTGGATTTCCTCGTATCCACTATTTAAACTTTGAAGATACCAGGATCCATCATAATCTCTTTTAAGCTTTTTGACGAAGTTCTTGCCGTTCACTTGGAAAATACCGATTGAGTTAATATCCACTTGACTTGTAACCTTGATAAACAATAGATCGTTATCTTCTATCAGAGGCTCCATTGAATCGCCAGCTACTTTAGCAATAGTGTCATATTCGTTAGGGACATCATTGGCTCTCAGTCTTACTTCCATGTGTAGGTTATCTTCCTGAAATGTTCCATGTCCTGCTGCAACCAATCCCTCAACGTAGTCAATGATATAATCTTCATTGCTTACCTTCTCGAAGATAGAAGCAACCTTAGAGCTTTCCTGCTCATCAAGTTGAGCATTGGCAAAGTCAAGGACTTTCTCTTGTCTAGGTTCTTCTAGTTGGTTGTAGATGGTTAGGATTTCAGGTGCTTCAGTATTCGGTTTATGAAAATCAACTCCGTCAGCCAATGTTTCAGGGCGAATCCCAAGCGCTGAGCAGATTTTAAAAATATTATCAACGTTGGATTTTAAAATTCCTCTGTTGAGAATGGAATTTATGGTAGAAGCTGGCATATTGACTTTTAATGCCATCTGCCGAACACTCCCGTATTTCAGCTCTATGAGTTCTCTTAATTCCTGTTCTGTCATAGTTTTTTCTCCTTTTTTTTATTATATCACACGAAATTTCGTTTGTAAAGAAAAATAAAATTAAAAAATTGTTGCTTTTTTGTTGACAGTGAACGAAAAAAAGTTTATTATATAATCAAGCTCATCGAAGAGCTTTAATTTAAATATAAACGAACGATATTTCGTTCAGAAAGGAGCTGCGTATGTTGAATATTGACGAGGCGCGAAAGGAAAAGGGCATCTCTATTGTAGATATCGCTGACTATCTTTGTGTAAGATCACAAACTGTTAGCGATAAGCTAAAAGGGAAGTACCCTTTCACTTTTCAAGAAGCTATGTTAGTTCAGGAGAAATTCTTTCCAGAGTACGAGCTAAAATACCTTTTCACTCCAGCAGGCGATACTGCTTAATTTTTTAACCAAGTGAACGAAAATTCGTTCACAGACGATTTAATGGAGTAGAAGGGTAAAAAATAAAAGGAGAAAGGAGTTCGCATGGATAAGAAAAAACTTTATAACTTAAAAGTGGATTTCATCTTTCAGGAATCCAACTAACGACTATACTGCTGTTAGTAATGATTTTATCAACGATCCTGCGCTTGGAGCAGCTGAAATAGGAGTACTGATGATTGTTTTGAGCAATATATCTACCTGGCAAGTCTATCCTGAAGAGATAGCAAAACGAGCAGGCTTGAATTATCGAACTGTTTTAAAGCACTTTGAAAAATTGAAACAAGCGGGCTATTTGCGAGAAATTAAGGTGTCTTTTGGACGCGGGACCGGTTCGCGAATCTTTAGATTTTTCTCTGATAGAATCTAGCTATCAGGCATTATTTGTGGTACAATAATGAGTAATAATGTCTTTGGACAAGTTAAACAAAAAAAGGAAGATAAAACATGACAAAACGTGTAACAATTATCGAAGTAAAAGACTACGTTGGTCAAGAAGTCACTATTACTAACTAACAACAAGTATTAAATAACAACAAATACTAACTAACAACAAGTCCTACTTCTCTTAATAAATAAAAGAGAGAAATTTAAAATTTTAATTTTAGGACTTTGGTTTGGAAGGGGTGAGGAAATGAGACCAAAACGATATCCGTATAGTTTCAAACCAAATCTGATGAATATTTTAGATAGTCGCTTCTATACACGACTAATTGTTGAAACAGAGGATGGAACAAAAAAAATAGCAGAAGTCACACTAGATGATGTAAGTTCTGCTACAGGATATGTTGTAAGGCTAAGACCAAATTATGACTAGCCTTTAGGAGGGAATGGGTCTTTACCGTGGCTGTCACGGCTTTGAATTTTCCCATCTTTGCCATGAATGATTAGTTCGGAACCTTGATTTCGTGAAATCTGTCTAGCAATATTTGTAGCTTCACTCTTTGTAGTAGTATGAACAGTTGCTCTTGAATTGCCAGCACCTTTCACGTTCCAACCACCATTTTTGGCAGGGACAACATGCTGATTTTTACCCATGATTAAATCTCCTTTCTATTGAATTTTTGACTAAAACGGTGAGAGGTCGTAGTCAAAGTTATTATAGCAAATCAGGAGGGAATTTCATCAGTCTTGAGACTGATATAGGAGGTTGAATGGAAGATAAAATCATTGAACTTGCTGATTACTTCATCAGTGAATCTAAAACGTACAGAGAAGCTAAAATAGCGTGTGAGAAGCTATTGAGACAAGTCGGCCATGAGATAGAACTCAGGGCGCTGGAAAGTAATATTGTATAAACAAAAAAGCACCTGACGGCAATCAGGCGCATGACAAAATTATTCAAGGAAATTATAACATGAACGATTTAATGATGCAACTATTAGACCAGTTTGAAGCTGGTTTGATGGATCGTACTCTTAAGGTCATGACAATTGTGACCGATGAAAAAAGGCGCTATCCAATGGAGCTGAACAAGTCGCAATGCTCAGAGATGCTACTTGGAACCAAGGACACGACGACATTCGACGAACGGTTCAACCGACACGCAGACTTTCCACGAATTGAGGGCAAGCGTGAGAAATATCCAAGGGATGCCGTCATTGACTGGTATCACGAAAACTGGCAGAAAACGGCAATGTAAAGTTAAAAAAGGAGTAACTATGAAACTACTTACTAAATTTAAACTCAAACACGAGGGCTTTTTTAAAGCTATCAACCTTGACTGGAGAGAGGCTGCGATCGAACTTATGAATGACCTTATCGAAGAACAAAAGAGTCACTTTGTCTGCAAGCAAGAAAACTATGATCTAAAACGACAATTGGCAATCTATAAAGAAAAAGAGCAACAGGGAGAATAATATGTTTAAAGCGCTAAAAACAATCAAAAAAATCAAACAACTTCAGAAGGCAATGCATGACGCAAGTGTGGCATTCCTACTAATGCAGGACATCGGTTTGGTCCCAGATAACGAAAAAGGAAGAACCAGAGCTAAATCGTTTCACGATGTAAGCCACATGATCAAGGACGTCTTAGACGGCAAGTCGGTAGATGAAGCGATGAAACGTCTAGATATTGAAGTGAAAATTGAAAAGGCGGAGCAGGAAGATGACCAGAATTGAACTTGAAAACCGTGTGTGGCTTTTGGCCAATCATGAAGAAAAAAACGAATTGCTGGATCTTGGGCTAACATCCAAGGCCAGATATGTGAAACGAGTGCTTGAACTTGGAAAGGTGTATGCTCATGTTTGATTATGATAGAGATATGATGCAACCACCTGAAAAACGAGAAGAACTCGACCTAAGCGAGTACATCTATGTTGGATGTGGACAGTATCGATATGTAGGTGATGAAGTATGATTGAAGAACTACTTGCAGAAATTGGTCAATGGCGCTCTGACTACCTACATCTCGGAATTGAACTCGGAGAAATCATCAACGATCAACAGGATATTATTGTAAAACTACAAAACGAAAATAGACGTATAAAACGTGAAAATTGGAACCTTAAGAAGACGAAAGGAAGAAAGAAATGACAAACGAACTAACACACAAACAATTCTTTAACTCACCAACAGTGAAACAGAAATTTTCAGAAGTGGTAAATGGCAACGGTCAGCAATTCGTGGCCGGTCTACTTAGCATCGTAACAAATAACAACCTACTAGCTAAAGCTACCAATGAAAGTATCATGACCGCTGCTATGAAAGCTGCAGTCCTTAATTTGCCAATCGAGCCTAGTCTTGGTTATGCGTACATCGTACCTTACAAGAACCAGGCGCAGTTCCAAGTTGGGTATAAAGGATTGATTCAGCTTGCACAACGAAGCGGACAAGTCACACGTTTAAACGCTGGAGAGGTCTACGAAAGCCAGTATAAAGGGTTTAATCCTCTGACAGAAGATCTTGAAGTGGACATGACTGCTATTCCAAAAGAAAACGAAAAAGTCGTTGGTTACTTTGCATTCATGCGATTGGTCAATGGATTTGAAAAGACCGTCTTTTGGACCAAGGAACGAGTTCAAGCGCACGGTAAGAAGTACAGTCAATCATTCTCTAGTAAGTATAGTCCATGGCAGTCTGATTTTGATGCTATGGCTCGTAAAACTGTATTGAAGCACATGCTTTCAACCTATGCCCCTCTTTCTACCGAATTGCAGGAAGCTATTGCTGCAGACAACGCAGACAGTACAATCTCAAACAAGAATGAAATCAAAGACGTTACTCAAGAACCAGTTGCTGAAACATTGGATGGAATTTTAGGAGCCCCTAACACGCCCACAGAGGGCGACAACGTAGTAGAGGGAGAATTTACCGCAGACGCCAAAACAACCCCAAAAACGGGCAAAAAAACGGCAAATCCTGACAAGTTAGCCTCTACCGAATACCCTGCAGATGAAATCCCAGATTTTGACGAAGAAACAGGCGAAATGGACATGCTAGAAGGTGAGGATTTCTAAAATGACTGAAGAATTGAAAGATGTAACAGATAGCCTAGAACTCGTTCCAGTGACAGATTTAGAAGTCGGATTTGTCCTGAAAGCGGCTGAAATCGAAATCCAAGGAAAAGAGGTTTTGGAACAAGCTTTAGCAGCATATCAAAAGAAATACGCTGGCTATATCGTGACAGAAGAAACCTTGTCAGATGACACAAAGGTTAAAGACGAATTGGGACGAGTGCAACGTCAGATTGAACAAGAACTCAAAAACCAGCTCAAGGACTACTCTAGTCCGCTGGACGAAGTGAAAGCATGGGTTAATGCTGTACTAGACCCTATCAAAACTTTGCAGGCTGACATCAAAAATCAGATTAGAGAATTTGAAGAGAGAGCGACAGAAGCTCGCAAGGAAACAGTCAGAGAAGCTTTTGAATCTGCAATCGCAGACAGCGGAGTAGACCTTGACATCAAGTTG